GAGATCATTTTCGGCAGGGTGCCAAGCAAGGCATCCAGTGACTCAGCGATCGTCCGAGCCTGTTCGGCGACGCTTGATAACTCTTGGCGATAGTCTTCAAGTGCTTTGGGATCCTTTGGTTGGTCATCCGGGGCAGGATCATCCGCCGGAGATTCATTTGGTTTGGTATCTTCTTTGGGATCGTCGGCTTTGGGTTCGCCTTCCGGATCAGCATCTTTGACCTCAAACTTGTCGGGATCAATGCCTTTGGAGCGCAGCATGGTCAATGCTTCTGGATTATCCGGGACCAAGACGGCGGAGAATTCAAGCAGCTCCCATGCCAAAAACTCGCGGCCACCGTTCTCAATGTCTTTCCATTCTTTGCCAATGAATCCGATCGACCACGCGCTCATGAATCCATCTTTGTACATGGGATATAGCACGTCAGCCAGCCCATAGGTGCCCTCGGGTACGAATTCAACCTCGGCGACGATCTTGTCTTCAAGCACCTCAACCGTGTTGGCGCGGCCGATGGCCGGCTTGCTGTAGTCATGGAATGCGCCGACGACTGGATTTTTGATGTAGTGGTCGAGCACGACTCCGGCTGGTTGGACCACGTCTCGTGATCTGTCAGGATTTTTGGTGGAGATAGTGACAAGCAGCTTGCGCGCCTCACCGTCGACAGCCTTTGTGGTAGTGTTGAAGACTTTGCGAATCATATGAGCCATTATGGTTGCCCCCTTTGTGTTGCTTATACAGTTATTTGATCGGCCTGATTGAGCACATGCAATTCGGATGAGCCGTGGGCATGAGATGACCGGTCGGGAATTCCGCATTGAATGGGATGACGCCAGCCTTCGCGTTGGCAATACAGTCATCACATGGTCGACCGTCCAGGATCCATTCTTTGCGGCTGACGACGCCTGATTGCTGGTATGTTTGATAGGCTCCGGCATTGTAACCATTCGACAATTCTGTCCGGGCAATCCGCTCAGCCTTCCACAGTTCGGAGGTCGCAAAGTAGTCAGACAGCTTAGCCATCAGCTCCGCTCCACCAAGTCCATCGGCAGCAGCATCAAGCACCAAGATTTTGATCTCATCTAAAAATGTTTGAGCAATGGTTTTGACTGATTCGGTGGCGTGTTGTTCTAACCATGCCACAGCTTCGGGGTTATCTAGCGCGAATTGACTTTCAATGTATTCGGCGGCAGTTTGGCCACCGATCCCATAGGCTTCCTTTATCGTTTGTTTGACCGGGATGATAAGGATGTTTGGCCAGTTGACTGCCATCTCATCCAAGCCGGTCGTCGATGCCTTTTTGACTGACTTCAATGCTTTGTAGTGATTGATGACTTGGTCTTTGATTTGGGTGATGGCCGACTCAATCTTTGGTCGGTGGATTCTGGTCTGGAGCTCGATGTATCTCATGATATTTTGGCGGATTCGCTCTCGACTAGGAGACCGCTTGGCAGCCTTAGCCGTCTTTTCCAGATCAGTGCTTGAGGCGATATCGGCCGAGAGAGGGATCTGTGAGATGGGAATGAGTGGAATGTCCCCGCCATCAACCGGCGCCAGTCCGCGATCGGCTCTCACCTCATTGATTGTCATGATTCCATTTTTGATGTCGGTCTCAGTTTGAAGTCTGGCAAGTTCGCGATTCTCCGGCACCGGATCGATCAGCTCAAACCGGTATTCGCCAAACTTGAGCTCAAATGCTGGCAATAGCCACTCATTCATCACGTCGACGATTGACTGCATTTTTGGTTTGACGACGTATTTGCTAAACATGTACTCAGACGCCTCAGCATTGGCGCGGTTGACATCCTCAGTGATGCCGAGCAGTGACTTGGGCACCCTGAAAATACCCAAGATTTCATCGCGGATGTCTTTGCGCTGTTGGCCAAACTGCATCTCCTCTGGTGATAATGAGATCCGGGAGAAGGCCATCCCGGCGTCCAGTAGCGCCACCCTGTGCGCGTTGTCTTCACCCTGATGGCGGGCTTGCCATTCTTTGAGTAGCCGCTCATATTGCTCATCCTCTAAGATTTGGCTGGTGGAGATGATGCCACCCGGCATTGCAGAATTCTCAAAAAAGTTTCGATTCCAAGATTGTGAGAAGTAGTCAATATCCAGCGTGTTCTCTGCGGCTGCCACTGGTCCGATGCCTCCATGATTAGTGGTCGGATCAAATGACCAGAATGGGATGATCTCTGAGGTGTCCAGGGTGATTTTTTCTTTGCCATTGTTGACCTCATAATTGACCACCATGTTGTCAGAGTCGACCTTTGGAGTGACGCGAGTGGGGTTGAGTGGCCAGATCTCCAGGATCTTTTTGCCAGATTCCGACCTGACGAGATGCCAGTATTCTTTGCCATATAATTCCAGATATGATTGAGTCGCCTTGATCATCTGTGACCAAGTCATCTCCGGATTCACATCGCGAATGAGATTGAATATGTCCCCCGATTGCTGCTCTTTGTCGCCTTTGAGGAGCTTGATCTCCATTGTAGAGACACTCTGAGCAATGGAATTGATGCACGCGTATGTCCAGCCACGATATGCGGCGGCATAGTCTCCGCCCTTGATCGACCCGGTCAGCTTTGACACAAGTGATCTGGCGAATGTCCATTCAAGCGGGGATGATTTGCGGCGCGAGTTCAAAAATGGGAGTCTGATTTTCATGCCTCAGTGTATGAGGCGCCGGGGTTGTTCTTATACAGTATCGAGAGATTGCGGGAGAGTTGAGGAGTTGAGCCACATCGGATGAGACGATGCGCTTGAGTCACCTCATGGCTCTAAAATTCAAGGCTGGTTTTTCACTATTGATCGAGTTGCAGCGGCGACGCGTTTCATTCACCGCGTCATCAATCGGCCAGTCACCTTGGGATTTGCAAACTATCCCGCACCGGTCTCCCGGATACTCTCCCGCGCTTTGATTCTATCAGGAATTAAAAAAATACAACTTTCTGTAAAAAAGTCGATACTGCTGCGTCGGTATACTCGACAACAAGTTTTGGACGATAGGAGGCAGACGTGTAATCTGACGAGAATGCTGTCCATTGTGGGCATGTCGTTGTATTTGCTCCTCTTATAATTAGGCCACTATTATTGGCGACCATTGATGAAAACTCTCCCACATCAAGCGCGACTGACCACTCGTCATTGACCTGAGGATTGTTGTTTGTGGTCAGTGACCCCATCAGTGTTGATGAGTAGTCTGTGTTTGGAGTATTGCAGCCGGCGCTTCCCGCCCAGTTAGTCCCAGTTTTGCGAATGTTCCAGGTCATTGTCTCATCCCAGTCACTATTGCCAGACAACATCCTATAAACTACGAGGCTATTTGTGCCGCTTCTTGCGTATGAGCAGTAGATAACCAATGAGGCGGATACTATAGTTTTCCCGGACAATGGAGACAAGTTGAATTTTAGCGCGCTGAAACACTCCTCATTGCCTATCCCACCAAAATATATTGATTGGTTGGTTCCGTAGTTAGTATTGGGACCATTTTTGTACCCAAGGGCATCGATCCCGGTCTCTGCATCTGGCTGTATCGTTATCGTTGCCATAGTTTATGGTAGTTGGAATCCGAGAGTGACAATCAATCCCTTTGGTTTGGTTGTGCTCGCGGCGTCCACGTCAATCCTTAGTAGGTCATTAGTAGCCACGTCATCATATGAGGTATTGATCACCGCGGCAGTCGCGGCGGTGTCTGATCCAGTCTCTCCGCTGTCGATGGTGCATTTTGTTGACAGCATGTCCTGAGTGTCGGTCACGTTGGCGATTTGGATGTCGCTGGTGCCGGTGGTACCGGCAGTGATGACTTTGGCGTGTACTGACACGAGATTCATGCCGTTGAGCGCGGCTGGGACCACAAAATATCCCTTGCCATCGCCGATGGCAATATCGGTCGCATAATCAAAACAAGTGATCTGGACATACCGGATGCCAAAATTCGACCCGGCCAATCCGTCGGGAGTGACGGCTCTGCCGGTGTCGGTGCCGGTCGAGGTTTCGGAGGTGGTGGCCAGCTCAACCTTGCCCGCGGCGGTGTCTGACGCAGCTGATACTTTTGAGGTGAAGTCGGCCGATGCTGGCTCATATGTGCCGGTGTGGTTGTGATCACCAGCGGCCACCTGAGTCGATCCGGTGCCGATTTTGCTCGCTGTGGATAGGTCTGAATAGGCTCCGCCTGTAGCGATCGCGCCAGCCTGAGCCGCGGTCACACTGTGTGGATTTGAGGTGCTGGAGATATGCGATTGAATGTTTGCATTGGCCGGCTCATATGTCCCGGTGTGGTTATGGGCCGAGGCAGCATAGACTCCATCATGATTGTGTGATGTCGATGATTTGCCGTCGAGGGCAGACTGAGTGGCGGTTGAGATAGGCTTGTTGAGATCAGAGGTGTTGTCGACGTTGCCAAGTCCGACCTGGGTTTTTGTTACTGAGTGAGGGTTGCTTGTATTGCTGGTGTGGCTAGTGATGGCAGTGTTGACCTCTTTGAGCAGGTTCGACTTGGTGACTTTTTTGGCAGTACCACCGAGTCCTTGAGTTGTATCGGAGACGTCGACAATATAGCCGACGTCCGCGTTGTCGACTGTCGTCAATTCGGTCAATGCTGATAGTTTGGTGTCTGCCATTGTTTTTCTCCTTTAGCCTAGAATGAGGCGACTTGATTCATCCTCTTGTAATAGATAGCTGGTGTCATCTTCAAGCAATAAAAAACTGACATCGGATGACCATGAGAGTAATTGTGTGATAGTGGCGGTGATTTGGGTTTTGCTGATAGTGGCGGTGATTGGTGGTTGCATACTATGACGTCCTTTGAGTTACGTCCGGCAATACTTCAAAAATGCCGGAGGCGACTGATTGAATGGCTCCATCAGTGGTGTTTTTGACCTGGATGTCATAGATATAAGCACCGGGAGTGATGGCGGTGTCTGTCGAGGTGAGCGTGATTGCTGTGACGCCGCCAGATGGGTTAGAGTGTGAGTCGGTAGATTTTGCAATCAAGGCATCATCGTCGGCATCGGCCAGCGACTCCTTTACAGTAAAAAATACGGTTGTTGATGTTAGGTTGACGGCGGCACCAGCTTGATCAGTTAGGGTGAGAGTGAATACCGTGGTATCGCCGCGAATGATTGAGAGATTCATGCCACAGTGTAGGGATGGCGATCTTCGCGCTTATACACAATCACAGCCATCGGATATGTGGTCCGTCTGACTTGTTGAGCTCAAACCACATCCTCATCATCAAGCAGTCAGCATAATCCGGAGACCGCCCGAGATGTTCTTTGATTGAGTCTTTGGGAATGATCTTGAGCTTGCCATCTTTGTCGACATCCTTCGCCTTGACTTGCTCAAGCTCCTCAATGATTGCCTGGCGGTATTCGTCGACGTCGGTGTCCACTGCGACCTTGGCTCGCTCGGTGTATTCTGCAAGCATGTAGTAGCATTGAGCGCGCAGGTTTTGATAGTTGACCGGCTTGTTTGGTTTGGTGATGGGTGATGATCCACCCATGAATCCCTTGAATTTGCCCTGATCCACCACGCCACCGCCCACGCCGTCCTCATCAACCAGGATGCGGGATCGGGGTATTTGCTCGCGCTCAGCAATCGTGATCAGTTCATTGACCGCCTCACTGGTCGATCGCTTCTTCAAAACCACAATCCGGACACATTTCAAGCCGTGCCAGATCATGATGACGGTTTTGTCATTACCAAACCGAGCCACGTCACAAGTGATGTATTTTTTGGCAGACTCCTCAGCTGGGTTGGTGAATAAGTCTGAGAGTGAGTCGGCTGAAAATAGGGACAGGGGATCATCATCATACTCCCAATTACCATACAGCACCCGCTCCCGGGTGACTTTATCGAGGCGCTTGAGTTGGTCGATGTATGAGCTTGAATTGTGTGGGTTATCAGTCGCGAGCGCTTGGATATATTGCCGATAGGCCGGCAGCTTGCCCTCTTTGGCTGGTTTGTAGAATTCTTGATATGGCCATCCTTTGTCTGGGTTGCAGGTGATGAGCATTTTGGGAGTCAGGCCAAAATCATCCAGGCGATAGCGCAACCGGGACGCGATCACGTTCTTGGCTTTCCATCGGATCTGGTTGCCCTCATCAATGAATGCGCCGGTGTACTCAGTTGATCCGAGTCTGTCATATTCGGGATCGCCAGGATAGTAGTCGAGATCTTTGAGATAAATGGCTGAGTCATTGTTGAATATAATCTGGCCGTCAATCTCTTTGTATTTGAATTGACCCTCTCGGATACCCATTTTCCGCATCAGATCAAAAAAAGTCAGCAGGGTTGATTCTTTGAGGTTTTTGAGCACAGCGCGGCCAATCAGCCACCGGCTCCCGGCGTGCCGGAGTGCGCTGGTAAGTACCCAAAATGAGCCAAAAAATGACTTTCCCCCACCCGCACCACCTCCAAGCAAGATCTCGGTGGTGATGTCATCATGGAGGTATTTCCAAGCGCTATGCTGTGGAATCGTCGGGCTTATTTTGAATTTCAGGATTGACATATTCGATCTCGATTTTGACTGGTCCGCCGTCCGCACCCTCAACCTTGTGGCGCTGATCCGGCATGCCGTCGATATAATTCCAGATCATTTTGATGGTCTGGGCATCACCCTCAATGATGGCGTTGGCCATGATCTTCTCGAGTATGGCGTCGATGTAGCGCTTGCGTTCGCGATTATTCTCGTATGGCATCACCTCGGCCAGCTTCTTTTTGATCAAGTGGGTGATGGAGTCAATCGGCCGACCACCGGGATTGCCGGATTGGCCTTTTTTGAATTTATACTGATCGAGGTGATTTGTTGACTTCATTGCTGTTTGATTCTGTTCTGAGTTATCAGGCTGAGAATTGCTAAAACCGCCACCCTGAGTGCCTCGATTTTGTCTTCAATTCTCATATACTCGAATTGATATGATTCGAGCTCATCAATGGCTCGATAGATGTCATCATTGGACATTCTTTAACCTCCGCGATATTTCGTCTTTTGCCTGAATCATGAGCTCATCATAGATTCCGGAGATTCTTTTTTTTGCTGGTGCGTTGACAATCGCTGCGAGATCTTTGTTTGTTAGCTGTCTGACGTATTTTTTGCTTTGGTTGGTCATAGTCCACCTTATTTATCTTTTGGTTTGATTTATATTTATCAATCCATAGTTGGTCTGTTATTTCTCATCATTTTGAGAGCGGGAGCTAAGCTTTTGTCCTCGTAAATTAACAACCATCTTCCCATACTTGAGATAGTAGTATTTATTTGGGACAAATAAATCTCGAATAAAGTTTTTCAAAAAATAACCTATCTCACTTGCGTTTCCTTCGTTATACCAAAACACATCATGCCAACCATCATTATTTATTTTCCCAAACTCGAGCCATAATTCGTTTTTCATGTGTTTTTCTCCGAGTAATTTATTTTAATCAATCTAATTTACTGGCTATTTCTAGCGCTTTTTCACATTCTTCCTTCCAGTACTCAAACCATTGGATACGCCTCATTGTTCTACGATTGAAGTGCTCTAATGCCTTTTCTTTAGTGCTATAGGCGAAGGTGTTATAGGCATCCTTCAATACCCTTTTGAGTTTCCCTGCATACCTGGCATAAGTGGGCAGGTGTATAAAATAAGTTCTATCAGTTTCTCTGACTACTGGGTATTTAATTAGATTGACTTGGGTTTCATCTCCATCAGCACTGCTGTACTGGATTTCGTATCTGTATAGTGTTTTCATGCTGTCCTCAATTCTGATTTGACCTCCTCAACCACTTGATGCAGGATAGAAAGGTCAGGTTTTTGATATTCTTTGAAAATGTTGGAGCGCTCCCATACGGTCATAATTCGGCCGGCGGTCATAAAATCAGACCGCTGACTGGCTAGATAGAGATAAATCATTCCATGCAAGACTTCGCGCTCCATGTTGCTCCTTTGATCCGGCGCCTCATGCGGATCACTATTTGATGGATTGCCTGGTGAGAGACTCCCAGGTGTTTTGCGGTTTCTTTGCGGGTATATCCCCGAGTTAGTAGGGCAGCGACCATCCTCTGTCTCTTGGTGAGCCGGGAGAAGAGATACTCAGCCGTCAGCTCTCCGACTTGTCGATCGACCTCGGCGCCGTTGTCACCAATCATCTCGCTTGAGACTGTTGGATCGTCTGACTCATTCAAGTGATCAATGGGAATGACGGTGATCCTGGCCTTCTGGTAGTACACGATGGGATTTTTCTTTTTCATGCCTCCCCCCATGTGTGGAATGTGTCGATCACATCATTGAGCGATCTGACTACTCGGTAAACCCCTCCCGCGTTGGTGAATGCTTGCTCGAATTGCTTTTGACTCTGGCTGACTTTGCCGGTGGCCGTCTTTACCTCAAAGGCGACAGCTCGTCCCTTATACACGCCCAAAATGTCGGCGCTGCCGGGAGTCCCAGCTCTAAAATATCGCCTAGCCTTACCCTCACCGATGGCTAGGGCTCCGGTATTGTTTCTCCAAAAAAATCCCTGACCATATCCGAGCCATTCCAGTATTTGAGACTGGATTGATGCCTCGGATTGCTTTGGCAGTTGTGTCACAGTTGGTCTCCTTGATTGTTTATACATATTTGCGGCGGGGTTCTTATACGATCAGATTTGTTTGATCGCTGGTGCTAATTGATGGATGGGTTGTTTGGCTGTGGGCTGGATGGTCGTCTCAATCGAGATTTGGCCAAACCAAAAACCAGACAGCCAGATCAAAATCATGCCGAGAATGAATAGCGCGAGATACAGTAGATCTGCGACAAAGTAGTGAGCAGCGAGTGGATTTTTCATATGACCGCCACCTTTGGCTCATCATTCTCTATTTTTTCGGCACAACCGATGCAAACCTTGATCATCTCCATGCCACCACTCGGATCATCAATCAGTGTCGCCTCGTCTTTTGGTTTTATCTGCCCGCATAGCGCGCATTGGAATTTTGATGGTGGTCGGCCCATTCTCTTCTTTGGCTTATCCGGGACATATCCGACTGACTTCATCTCCAGCGCAAGCAGATCACGATTGGATGCTTTTCTGCAATCTGAGCCGTGGTTGTAATAACTCACCACGCCCTGCAGATCATTGGCGATCCCAGACAGCACAGCTGCAAGTTTTTCGTTTCCAGTAAATTCGGCTATGCCGCGCAGTCTACCGATATTGAGATGGATCATTTCGGTTTGTTTTGTGGTCATACTCGCTCCGATTCCAGTTTTTCAATTCGGTATACAAGCTGGCGCACCCCACGAATGAGGTCACGGACATTCACAAACACAAAATCATCAAGCTCCTCATCATCATCGTCAATGTTTCGCTTGTCGATGGCTTCGGCTAGTTTGATGAGTGGATTGTTCTCCAATCCGCCACTGACTCGCTTGAATATCGTGTGGTCATTCTCAACAATGCTTTTTGGTAGGCCGATCCAGCCGCCATCGGGCAGCATGCCGCGGTATCCCTTCTGGCAATACTCAAAAATGATTTCATTATCACCAAGACCAAAAAAACTCGACAGCACGCCCTTATCGCTGTATTTTGATTTCGCCATTGTCTTTGCCTCCTGTCGCTTGCTTGATAAGTTTGAGCGCTGCGACTAGCGCCTCCTGCGCCGGATTGTTGAAACACTCACCATCCTCATTGAGATAGTGTTCACATGATCGATCAACACATGTGTCACAAGGTGCCGGTCGTGGCTTCGGTTGTGGTTCCATGTCCCTCCTTTGCTAATTGATAACCATAAAATGACCATTTGACGCGCTTGAGGCGATACAGCCTGGCCATTTCGATTTTGAGATTGCTGGGCCGGTAATACTGGCCGCAGGTTTTACACACAAACACGGTCAGATCACCAAACTCAAAGAATGTTTCCGGAGTGTGGTGGTGTTTATTGCTCATCGTCAACCTCCTCAATAATTAGTGGATGCTCGATGTCGTTATGAATCGACAGGGCTGCCCGGATGATCTCCTGATCGTCTCCCGGATCAATGTCTGGGATGGTGACGGTGTAGTGCTCGCCACAGATCGGGCAATCAATCTCGATCGATCTGGTCTTGACATCAAAAATACTCACTTGCCCTCCTTTGACCACGATGGCGCCGGGCAGGTTGCAAAGTCAGATCCCTTGAGCTCTCGATAGATTGGCCCCCACTCTCTGCCTCGGCCGTTTTTGAGCGCCCAGGCTGTTGTGCGGATGGATTGCTCAAGGTTCTCCGGGCTGCTGATGTCTGTGGCCAGTCCGGCCTTGATCATTTGACCCCGCATGCGGTTCCATGTTTCCTGCTGGAATTGCATTGGCCCGATGGCCAGTCCGCCGTCCCCCCGCTTGTTGCTGGCAGCATGTCCTGACTCCCGATGGAGAAGGCAGTGCATGATCATCCGAGCCTCAGATCGCAGATGGCCGGTGAAAAATTCATCAACCGCCCGGCCGACGTATGAGTCAATGTTTTGGTCTGGATCATCGACTTTGACCGTCACCGTCCTGACTGTGACTTTGGGATACTCGATTGTTTGAGCAGCGCGAGCCTCCATTTGGTGATTGTTGATAACCCCGCCAGTCAGCGCCACCAATAGCGCTCCGGTGAGCAATAGCGCAGCATCGAATTGATACCGCGGCACGGTTTTTCTATGTCGTCTCATGACCGTCCTCCTGAGATGATTGGTTGATAATATCGATCGACCAGAGTGGCCTCGAGCTTTTTGATAAGCTCAGAGACCTCCTCAAAAGTCAGATCACTGAATGATTGTTTGTTGAATTTGGCTTTGGCACGTTCTTTGACTTGCTCGGCATCAAACTCCAGCTCGTGAGCCAGCGCAAAGAATCTGCGCCGGAGATTGTTGAGCTGCTCTTCTGCAGTGGTGGTGTAGATGAATTGATTGTCTTCAACCGAGATGATGTGCTCTTTGGCTTCGCAGAGAGAATTTGAGCCGTGTACACAAAGGCATCCCAGGCGCTTCCGAGCCTTCAAAATGACGTAGTTATATTGCGGGAGGTGAAGATTCTCGACCAGCTCCCACGATTTCGCTCCGCCGGTTTTTCTAAAATATGCAAGTAGTTTGTCAACTTGATCGATTTGCATATGCCTCCTCAAAATGGAATCCGATCTGATTGATATTGCCGAGCTGCTGCAGCAATGTCCTTGACTGCCGCGATGTCGTTTTTGGGGAATGCCACGATCCGCTGATACAGATATTTGAGCTTGAATGATGGGAGGGATTGCCAGTCGCCGGTGATTCTGGCCTCTTTGAGCATGGCGATCTCTTCTTTGGTGACTGCTACCGGGTGCATGGCGCCTCCGGCTTGTCTTCAATCCACAGATCACCGACTATCCTGCCGGAGCGTGGTTTTTTCTTAATAGGGAGAGGATCAATGCTCATGATTGAGTTGCACATGACTAGATGATTGCCGAGTACGATGGCATGAGCTCCACCGATGATCTGCTTGAATACTTCGCGGGCTGACTCTTCTGTGATGTCGATGGGATCGAGTTTGACGCGGTGCACGCGATAGTTTTGTGAATACTTGTGTGACGCGGGAATCAGGCTGACTGACTCACCGGTCGTTTGAATCCCCCCGACACTATTCGGGGATTGGTATGACAGCAATTCGCCGGGCATTGCCTCTCCTCTC